CCACAAACAGGTTATGGAGTTGATGGATCAGATCAACTACCTTGGCGCACACAACGCGACGACGGCGGCGGAAATTGCACAGAGCGTGAACAGCGCGGCGTCGATGGGCCAGATTGCAGGCGTTGACCCGGCGGCTACTGCCGCTATGGCAACGGCCATGCAGGCTACCGGCGTTGCCACTGACCGGGTAGGCACGAGCATTTCCCGCATTTACACCAATTTGAGCAAGGGCAGCAACGCTACCAAGGCCCAAAAGGAAATGTGGGAGGAGCTGGGCTTTACCGCCGAGGGCATAGCCAAGAGTATGCAGACCGACGGCGTGGGCACCTTGAAAGAAGTTTTTACCGCTTTGCAGGATATGCCGGACGAACGCAAGGTTGCTGCACTTAGCACCCTGTTTGGGCAGTGGGCCATTGAGGGCGGCGCAAAGATCACAAACAATTTAGGCGCTTACGAAAAGGCGCTTGCAATGGTGAGCGACCCAAGCCTGTACACCGGCAGTATGGAGCGGGAGTTTATTATTCAGGCCAGCACCAGCGAAAGCATTGACACGATGGTGAAAAACTCCGTGACAGCGCTAAAGCAGGACATTGGCACGGAGTTTTTGCCCGTGAAGAAAACCTTGTCGCTGGCTGTGATCGACCTGATGAACGGTGTGCGTAAGGATATGCCGCAGCTGCAAACGCTGGCCGGAACGCTGGCCGACCTGTTGAGCGCCGGTATTTCCAAGCTGGGCGACGCGCTGCAAGCAGCCCTGCCATATGTGCAAAAGACGCTGGACTATGTAGCAGACAACGGGCCGCAGGTGGCCGGAATCCTTGGCGGGTTGGCCGGAACCTTTGCGGCCATGAAGTTTGCGCCGCTGGCCGGGAATCTTTTGGAGGGAGCCGGGAGCCTGCTGTTTGGTGAGAGCGGCGGGCTTGGCGTGGCGGCGGGCGGCAGCGAGAGAAGCGGCGGCCTGCTGGGCGCGGTGGGCAGTTTGTTCACCGGCGGACAGAAGTTTGCGGGCAATGCCGTTGGCACGATCAGCAATGTGGCCGAGGCCGCAGGCGTTGGCGCGACAATGGCAAACTCCAACATGACACGGACGCAGTGGGGAGCCGTTACCAGTAACGGGAGCGGCAGCTTTATGCAGCGGTTGGAGAACAGCGCCATTGGTGCTTACTTTGGCATTAAAAACCGTGGAACGCTGACCAACCAAAAGGGCACCGACTACAAGTTTATGCAGGGCCTTATGGGCGTGGCCGGGCAGATCACCGACGCAAAGCAAGGCGGCGGACTGCTGGGTATGGCAAAAAACGCTGTGACGAGCAGCCCCATAGGGCAGTATTTTGGCGGAATCCGCGCGGCAGCCGGGAATGTGGCGAATACCACCATCGGCAGCAAGATCGTAGGTTTCGGCAAGGGCACCATTAGTGTGAGCAAAGAAATCCTTGCGGGCATTGCGGGGCCGGAGGGCTTGGGTTTGACCAACCTTGTGAGCGGTGCCAAGGGGCTTGCACAGAACGGTGCTGGCTGGGTGGCCGGAAAAGCCGGGAATGTGATCTCCACCGTAGCGAACAGCGGCGTGGGGCAGGCAGTCGGCGGCGCAGCGGGCAAGGTTGGCGGCGTGGCAAAGGGCGTGGTGAGCGTTGGCTCTAACGCCTTGGGTGCGCTGGGCAACTTTGCCGGAGCCGGGGCTGGACTGCTGGGCAGCGTTTGGGGGCCGGTGGCAGGAGGCTTTGGCAGCCTGTTTGCCGGGGCAGCCCCGGTAATTGCTGCGATCAGCGGCATTATTGCCGTGGTAAGCATTTTGGGCGACCACTTGGAGGACATACGCGGCATAGTCGTGAATGTGTTTGGTGAAACCGGCGGGCAGGTATTTGATGTGTTCACCGGCAAACTGCAAGGCGTGGCCGACTTTGTGACAGGGCTTTTCAGCGAGGGCGGCGTTGCCGCTGCGCTGGCCCCCCTGCAGAACACGATCACAAACCTGTTTGGTGAAAACGCAGGCGCAGCCTTTGGCGGCGTGGTGACTATCCTGCAATCCATCATGGGTGTGGTTGGGCAAATCGTGACCTTTGCGACGGGCACGGTCAAGCCGATCATACAGGATGTATTTACCTTTATCACGGGTACGGTGCTGCCCATTATTTTGCAGACCTTTACGGCGGCAGCGCCGACGATAGCCAGCATAATTTCCAATATTGGCAGTGCGGTTATGACGGGTATGCAGATCATTGGCAGCGCCATTCAGGCGGCAATGCCGATCATACAGGGAATTATTACCGTGATTATGACCATTGGCAGCGTGGTTGTGCCCGCACTGCTGGCCGGGTTTGAAGCGTTCAGCGCAGGAATCAGCGCAGTTATGAGTGCAATTCAGGGAATCTTCCAAGGCTTGATTACTTTTATTACCGGGGTGTTCTCCGGCAGTTGGAGCCAAGCGTGGGAGGGAATCAAGCAGATTTTCGGTTCTGCTTTCGACGGACTGGTAGCGCTGTGCAAAGCACCGCTGAACGCCGTTATTGCGATCATCAACAAGGCGATTTCCGGCATTAACGGTTTGGGCCTGACTATCCCGAAATGGGTGCCCATACTTGGCGGCAAGAGCTTTTCCGTCAATATACCCACCCTGCCCATGCTGGCAAGGGGCGGCTTTACGGACGGTGTTTCTATCGCCGGTGAAGCCGGAACCGAGGCGGTAATCAGTTTCCAGCGCGGAGTACGCAGCGACAACATCAACACTTGGACGCAGGCGGGCCGTATGCTGGGGGTAAGCGGAGAGCAGGCCGCCGTGGCGGCAGGTGTACCGTATGCCGACGGCGGCGGTGCGGTGGAGCTGGCGACGATTGAGGCGACGCAGGGTAACAACGCTGTGGAGCTGCAAGAGATCGACACCGGCAAGCCGCAGCCGGAACAGGGCGGCAGCGGAACCCCGGACGGCGGCGGGCAGGTTGTATTTGCGCCGCAGATCGTCGTGCAGGGAAACGCTGACCGGGCTGTACTGGAAAGCGTTTTGGACGACGCGCAGCAGCGGTTTGAACTTTGGTACGAACAAATGATGCGCCGAAAGGCGCGGACGGCCTACTGACAGGAGAAACGATATGGCATACACAACAAAGAGCGGTGACACTTGGGATGTGATTGCAAAGCAGGTGTACGGCAGTGAATACCATGCGGACATTCTGATGGCGGCCAACCCGCAGCAGATCGACACTTTCCTTTTTGAGGCCGGGGTGGTGCTTGCCACCCCGGTTTTGGAGGAGGAGCGCGACGGACTGCTGCCACCGTGGAAGTACGAGGCAAGCTATGAATAACGGCAGACGGGTTGAATTGGATGTAACCTACAACAATGCCCCCTTTGCCGGGCAGGTAGGCGCGGAGATCGAGAGCCTGACCTATGTTGACAATGCCGCCGACGACAGCGACAGCATAGACATTACGCTGGACGCACAGGACAGTAAATGGCTGCACGGCTGGCTGCCGGAGGAGGGCGCGACGCTGCGCCCGCGCATTATCGGGCGGGATTGGAACGGCCCCGGTGACACCCATGTGATGGAGTGCGGGCTATTTATCCTTGACGATGTAGCCTACCAAGACGCGCCGACCACTTTACAGGTGGGCGGCGTGAGCAAGCCGAGCGACACCGATTTTAGCGAGTTGGAGCGGGAAACCATTTGGAAGAACACCTCCATAAAGCGAATTGGGGAAAGCATTGCCGGGCGGTACGGGCTGGGGTTCACCTATGACGCAGACGATTACGACATAGAGTGCGACGAGCAGGACGGCACCGACAGCAGCTACTACAACACCCTTTGCAAAAACTACGGTCTGATCTTAAAAGTGTACGCAAAGCGGCTGTGGGTATATGACCGGGAGCGCTACAAAGGCAAACGAGCCGTGCAGGACTTTGACCGCACGAACATTATACCCGGCAGTTTGAGCTACAACACGACCCTGTCCGGCACCTATACGGGCGGGTATTTTACCTACACCGACGCCGACAAGGACTTGGACATTGTGTGCAGCGTGGGCGGCGGAAACCACACCAAGAATGTGAACCGCCGTGCCACCAGCGTTTTTGACGCAAGCGTACAGCTTTGCGCCGAGATCAACAATGCCAACCACGGCAGGGTGAAGCTGAAATTTTCCGTTATGGGCAACTGGGGCGTGAGCGCCGGAAACAACCTGCGCCTGACCGGGTACGGGGATGGCCTGAACGGAGGAATCAACGGCAAATACTTTGTGGACAAGGTGACGCACAAGTACACCAAGAGCGGCGGCTTTGTGACCAGCTTTGAGTGCAGCGGTATTTTTGACCCGTTCCATTACTGGGATGTGGGCGGACATATCGAATACCACCAAAGCGAGGATAGCAGCAGCGAAAGCTACAACAGCGCCTACGAAACCACCAGCCCGGCGGCCAATGCGGCCAGCGCGGCGGCGGGCGCAACGGCGGGCGCGGCGGTGACGCTGACCAAGGCACCGTTCTATTACACAAGCGTTGCCCCGAAGCCGAGCTGCTACAAGAGCGGCACATTCTATTTCTATGACGGTATTTTGGTGAATAACCGATACCGCATTACCAACACCGCCGCAAGGTGCGGCAAGCTGCCCGTGGGCAAGAATGTTACCGGCTGGGTGCCAGCCAGCTATTGCAACGGCGGCGGGATTACGACGAAGTGAGGAGGCGCAGCATTGGCAAGCACCAACAGAACCGGGCGCGTGAGTGCCATTGACTACGAGGCCGGAACTTACGAAGTGACCTACTTTGACCGGGGCAAGAGCGTGACACGGCAGATAAACGCCATGAGCAACGGCGAATACAAAATGCCCTGCGTGGGGCAGGTCGTGAGCGTTGCCCACAACAGCAACGGCACGGCGGCGGGCACCACCACCGGCACAGTTTGGAACAAAACCAACAAACCGGCGGAGGGGTACAAGGGCCTGTACCGCAAGGAATACGGCACCAGCCGCAAGGGGCAGGCGTACAGCCGGTACGACGAGAACACAGGCGTGTACACGCAGTATGTGGACAAGCGCACCGGGCGCACCTGCAACGGTGAAATTTTCGACGAGGCAAAAGGCCCGGTAAGCGTGATTGCGGGCGGGCAGTTGCAGCTAAAAAGCAGCGGTGCCAGCGCCAGCATACAGGCCAAAACGGGCATGGGCATTGTGGCCGGAACCACCGTAGCCATTGAAGCGGGCACCTTTATGAGCTTGGAGGCCACCGGCGCTATGAGCATATCGGCGGGCGGCGACTTCAAGTTTAATATTGGCGGCGACAGCGAGGAAAAGCGCAAGGGCACCACCAAGCAAGAATACCTTGACAATGTGGAACAGGAAGTGACCGGGGATGTAAAGCAGACCTTGACGGGCAACTTGGAACAAACCGTGACCGGGGATGTGTTGCAGACCATAACGGGCACCGTGACCCGCAATGTGACCGGGGATGTGACCCTTAACATAAACGGGGCCAGCATTACGATCAGCGCGGGCGGCGACATAAGCATTACCAGCCCGACCAAGGTTGAAGTTAGTGCGCCGATCTTGAACGCCGAGGGTGCCAGCGGTGATGTGAAAGTGCAGAGTATCAGCCTTGTACAGCACAAGCACACCAGCGCCGCACCGGGCAGCGAGAGCAGCCAGCCGTTACCGTAAGGAGGTGCCAGATGGCAATAGGCAGTTTTATGGGCCGCGTGTTCACCGTGAGCCACACAAAGATTTTTACCCCAAGCAACCTGAAAGGCAGCACGGGGAGCGACTGGGCAACACACGAAGTCGTGGGCGGCAAGGCCCGCAGTGAGTGGGTAGGCCCGAAACTGAAAAGCTATACATTCGACCTTTTACTGCGGGCGCAGGACGGTGTGCCCCCGCGCAGTACGCTTGATTATTTCCAGCGTATGGCGGAGAGCAGCGCCGTGGACTGGTTTGTGG